CGGGGTATTTCTTCCCTCCGGTGGAGGGCGGGCCCACGCCCCCGTTCTCTTCTTCTCAACCCTATGTAAAATTGCGTTCTTTCACCGAGCGCGGGAGATTTTGAATGGCTATCAACCTCAAAGCAATCACCACTCGGTTGGGGTATCAGCAGATCACCTCGCTGTCTTCGGCCACTGGCCTGACTGTGCCGTCAGTGGACTTGAACGGTCTGTCCTGCCGGCCAAGCATTGCCATCATCGTGTCTGAGACTCAGGCCGTGCGCTGGCGCGACGATGACGTCAACCCCACCGCGTCAGTCGGGATGCCGCTGGCTGCGGGCGTGACGCTGCAATACGACGGCGATCTCACCAAGATCAAGTTCATTGAGCAGTCGGCCAGCGCCAAGCTGAACGTCTCTTACTACGCCTGAAGGAGCAGTCATGGTCACTTACGGCGACGGCGGGGTTATTGATCCGGCCAAATTTCTTGACTACATTGCCAAGCAGTTCCCTACTGATCTGGCCAACCTGGTGAACGCCCGCGACGAGTTGGCCAAACGCCAAGGCGCCATGAGCGCGGTGGAGAAGGCCAACAAGGACCGCGAGAAAGCGGCCAAGGTGTTGGAGGCGGCAACGGCTGAAGCGGCGACCATCGTGGCCGACGCGCAGAAGGTTGCTGACGCCAACAACGCCAAGAAGGCCGAGCTGTACGTTCTTGAAACGGAGTTGGTCGCAGATCGGAAAGCGTTTGCTGCTGAGACCGTAGCCAAGACCGCGGATCTGATGGCCCGTGAGCAGCAAGTCGCCAGCCGCGAGGTTGCGGTGGCCGCGCTGCAGGCCGAATACGCGGCCAAGGCGGCAGTATTGGAATCTAACCGTGCGGCGCTGGACGCCCGTATTAAGGCGTTCCAAGATAAGGTTGCCGCGCTCAGCGTTTAATGTAATATATTCCTACCGTACTGGTGCGGTTCACCAGGGCTCTAGTGAGCATCCATGACTGAAGAAGTCCAAATCCTAGCGGAAGTAGACCCCGCGCCGGCACAGGCAGCAACGGCTGCGCCTGATGCTGAAGCAAGTTCGCCGGAAGTAGCTGAAAACCAAGTCGAGCAGACGGCAGAGGAAAAGAAGTTTTCCCAAGCTGAAATCGACGCGATGATCAGCAAGCGCCTCGCAAGAGAGCAGCGCAAGTGGGAGCGAGAGCAAGCGGCTAAGTTTGCAGATATGCAAACCCGGCAGTCTGCGCCAAAAGATGTTCCGCCAGTTGATCAGTTTGAGTCTCCGGAAGCATACGCGGAGGCGCTGGCCGTAAAGAAGGCCGAAGAACTGATTGCCTTGCGAGAGCAGCAGAAGGCACAGGCAGCGATTGCTGACGCCTACCACGACAGGGAAGAAGAGGCCCGGAACAAGTACGACGACTTCGAACAAGTCGCCTACAACCCGAGCGTCCGAATCACTGACGTGATGGCTGAAACGATCCGCGCTTCTGATGTTGGCCCTGATGTAGCGTACTACCTCGGAGCCAACCCCAGAGAAGCGGACCGTATCTCGCGCTTGTCGCCGTTTTTGCAGGCAAAAGAAATTGGGAAGATTGAAGGCAGACTGACCGACAATCCACCCGTCAAACGAACTACGTCAGCGCCAGCACCGATCACACCTGTCACGGCCCGAAGCAGCAACAACCCGTCTTACGACACGACTGACCCGCGCTCCATCAAGAGCATGAGCACGTCGGAGTGGATTGAAGCTGAACGCGCCCGGCAGATGCGAAAGATGCAAGCGCAGGCATCCCGCTAAGACTTGAAAGGAAACTAAAATGGCTAACTCGATCCTTACGATCGACATGATCACACGCAAGGCTTTGGAAATACTGGAAAACAACCTGGTGCTCACGCGCAATGTGAACCGCCAGTACGACGACAGCTTCGCTGTCGAAGGGGCCAAAATCGGCTCCACGCTGCGCATCCGCCTGCCGGATCGCGCTCTGGTGACTGACGGCGCCGCTCTGCAAGTGCAGGACGACAACGAGCAGTTCACGACCCTGACCGTCTCCTCGCAGAAGCACATCGGCGTCAACTTCACGTCCGCCGAACTGACGATGCAGTTGGATGACTTCGCGGATCGTGTGCTGAAGCCTCGTATCAGCCAGCTTGCCTCCAGCATCGACGCTGACGTGGCCAACGCCTTCAAGACCATCGGCAACTCCGTTGGTACGCCAGGCACCACGCCGGCCACCTCGCTGGTTCTGCTGCAAGCCCAGCAGAAGCTGAACGAGAACGCTGCTGTGATGACGCCTCGCTATGCCACCGTCAACCCTGCGGCCAACGCTGGGCTGGTGGAAGGCATGAAGGGCTTGTTCAACCCGACCGACACCATCAGCAAGCAGTTCAAGAACGGCATGATGGGCACGGGCGTGCTGGGCTTCGACGAGATCAACATGTCTCAGTCGATCAAGCAGTTCACCACCGGGTCGCGCACCAACGGCACAACCTCTGCGGCGGTGACGGCCGAAGGCGCGACTTCAATCGCGCTTACCGGTTTGGGCAGCACCAACACCGTTCTTGCTGGCGACGTGTTCACCGTGGCTGACTGCTTTGCGGTGAACCCGCAGACCCGTGAGTCCACTGGCTCGCTGTTCCAGTTTGTGGCGCTTGCCGACGTGACTGCATCGGGCGGCGCGGCGACTGTCACGGTTGCCCCGATCTACTCGGCCAACCACGCGCTGGCTACCGTGAATGTTCTGCCTGCTACCAGCAAGGCCGCGACGTTCATCGGTTCCGCGTCCACGCAGTACCCGCAGAACCTGGTGTACCACAAGGACGCGATCACGTTTGCCACTGCTGACCTCTTGCTGCCGCAAGGTGTTGACATGGCTGCGCGCGCCAACCACAACGGCATCAGCCTGCGTATCGTGCGCCAGTACGACATCAACAACGACCGGATGCCCTGCCGGATTGACGTGCTGTACGGCTACAGCACCATCCGCCCGCAGATGGCTTGCCGTCTCTGGGGCTAAACCGAAACGGGGGCTGCTAAGCGTATAGCGGCCCCCTTTTGAACTTCATCTGAAAGGAATCAATCATGGCTCTCCCTAATGGCGCTGGCGGCTACCAAGTTGGTCCAGGCAACCGCAACGAAACTACGATGGGGTACGCGGCTACTCCGCAGACCGCAACCGCAACCGCAACCCTGACGGCTGCGCAACTGGTCGGCGGCATGTTGGTGGCCAACCCATCCACGAGCGCGGCGACCTACACGCTGCCTGCTGCATCGACGCTGGAAGCCGCGCTGCCCAACGCTACCGTTGGCAGCACGTTCGACCTGTCCGTTGTCAACATCGGCACGTCGTCCGGCACTGTGACGTTCTCTATGGGTTCTGGCACCGGCTTCACTGACGGCGGCAACGCCGTCGCGGTTGTGGCCGTCACGACCAGCGCGATTTTCCGCTTCCGGAAGACCGCGGAAAACGCGTACACGGTCTACAAGGCTGCGTGATCAATCAGGGGGCTTCGGCCCCCGTTTTTGAAAGGAACGATGATGCCTAATACCAAGGCTGTCGGTGTCGCGTACAGCGACCCCGAGTTCGAAAGCGTTACCGTTACGGGTGCGGTTGCTGTTACGGGCGCTGTTACCGGCGCTTCGGTTAGTGGGGGTACCGTCTATGCGTCCAGCGAGTTGGGGTACACCGCAGACGCGCAGGGCACCGTGACGCAGGCGTCCAGCAAGAGTACGGCAGTCACGCTGAACACATCCGCAGGGCAGATCACTACCAACAACGCCGCGTTGAACGCCACCACGACGGTGACGTTCACGTTCAACAACTCCACCATCGGCGCCAATGACACTGTGATTCTCACGGTTGCTGCGGGGGCGACGGCTGGCGGGTACAACGCTTGGATCACTGGTCTGAACGCTGGCTCTGCGACCATCGCTTTGCGCAACATCACAGGCGGCTCTTTGTCCGAAGCGGTGGTGCTGAACTTTGCGATAATCCACTGCGTGTAAGGAGAGGGGCTTCGGCCCCTTGTCTCAATGGCTGTCATCTATCTTCGCCACCCCATCCACGGGGCCAAGGTTGCCACGATGGAAATGGAGGCAATCTACGACGAGCGAAACGGGTGGGAGCGGTATACTCCCGGCGTTGAAAACGAGCAAGACGCCGCGCCGCCAGTGAACGCACTGGGCCGCCGCCGCCGTAAGGAGCCAGAGCATGTCCTCAGCGGGTGATCAGATCCAGCGCGCCTTGCGTCTGCTGGGCGTATTGGCAGAAGGCGAAACCACATCCGCCGCCGTCATGCAAGACTCGCTGACGGCAATGAACCAGATGATCGACTCGTGGAACACCGAGCGGCTGTCTGTGTTCAGCACGCAAGACCAAGTGTTCAATTGGCCCGCCAGCACGATCAGCCGCACGTTGGGGCCAACGGGCGACTTTGTGGGCAACAGGCCCATCCTGCTGGACGACTCGACGTACTTCCGCGACCCCGGCACGAACGTCAGCTTCGGCATCAAGATGATCAACCAGCAGCAGTACAACGGTATTGCTGTCAAGACGGTCACGTCAACGTATCCGCAGGTGCTGTGGATCAACATGACGTATCCCGACATTGAGATGTACATCTACCCGGTGCCCACGCGGCTGCTGGAGTGGCACTTCATCTCGGTTGAGGAGTTGACGCAGCCGGCAACGCTGGCCACAATATTGTCGTTCCCACCAGGCTATCTGCGAGCCTTCACCTACAACTTGGCGATGGAGATTGCGCCTGAGTTTGGTGTAGAGCCTTCGCCGCAAGTGGTGCGGATTGCTATGACGTCCAAGCGCAATCTGAAGCGCATCAACAACCCGGACGACATTATGAGCCTGCCGTACTCTCTCGTGGCAACTCGCCAGCGGTTCAACATCTACGCAGGAAACTACTAATGGCTAACGTCAAGATTTCCAACCTGCCAGCGGCAACTACTCCCGTTGCGCCAACCGATGTTTTGGCGGTAGTGCAGGGCGGCGCCACAAGGAAGGCTGCGATTGACCAGCTTGGGTTCCTCCAAGCCGGCACCGGCGCAGTCACGCGCACGGCGCAGGCCAAGATGCGCGAGACGGTGAGCGTGAAGGACTTTGGCGCTGTAGGTGATGGTGTCACCGATGACACGGTGGCGATTCAGGCGGCTATCGATGCTGCGGCTGGCGGCACCGTGTATTTGCCGAAGGGCACCTATTCCGTCGGAAACTTGAATGCGTTTAACGCCGCAGGAACGCAAATTATTGGCGAGTCAAAATATACTGCAAAGTTGGTTGCAAAACCGGCATTGACTAACAGTGTTTTACGAAACTCTTTGTCTGGCTCAAGTACGTCTGCTTATTGCGCTGTCAAATCGCTGATGATTGATCTTCAAGGTCAAAACATCAACGGCGTTGATTTCAGCAGCGTTAATAATTCAGTTGCTGAAGACTTGCACATTGTTGGCGGAACATCTATTGGAACTGCCAATGGCAATGGCGTTTTATTTGGAGCGCCGCTGAACTCTGGGGCTTATAGTAATAACGTGCTGAATTGCACGATGATGTACCTTGGAAAAGGCGTCAAATGGGGTGAAAACGCCAATCAAAACATTGTCACTGGCGGCGAAACAATTTCCTGCGTCGTTGGCCTCGATGCCGCACCGGGCGGCATGTATGTGGATACACCAAAAGTCTTTGGAACGCGAATTGAGGCCTGTACCACTGGCCTAAGCGATGGCGCGATTTACGGGTTCTATTGCGGCTTGCGCTTTGAGGACAACGGAACTGACATTGCGTTCCAGACTGGCTCTGCCGGCCCGCAATTTGTGGGCGGATACACGGCAACATCACCGATAATCATCAGTGGACTGGCTTCGACCACATCGCCAGTTATCCAGTCATCTGAACTTGGCTGGTACGAAATCGAAGCCAGTGCATCTCGCCCCATTCAGTTACAAGGCAAGCGACTTTTTACTGCCCCTGGCAGCGCATTGCCATCCGCGCCAAGCGGCTCCTATGCTGCGTATTTCGCGGATGAGATGTGGCTAAAAAACGGCCTATGGCTCAAAGCGCTGAATGCTGCTGGTAATGGTCAGGTATTTGGCTTTCAAGTCAATAGCAGCAATGAAGTAGAAATACGTTCGCTGAACTCTAGCGGGTTTACCGATGGTGCCGTCAATATTGGCTACGGCCCGTCCGTTCGCCCCGGAACGGACAACGCAACTTCTCTTGGAACTGCTGGCAGGCGATGGTCTGAAGTTTATGCCGCAACCGGGACGATCAACACCTCTGATGAGCGCGAGAAACAAGACATCGCTGCACTAGATGCTGCCGAAAAGCGCGTAGCAATTGCATTAAAGGGTCTGGTCAAGAAGTTTCGATTTAAGGATGCTGTTGCAGCCAAAGGCGATGGTGCTCGCATTCACGTCGGCGTGATCGCCCAAGAAGTAATGGCGGCATTTCAAGCAGAGGGCCTTGATCCGATGCGGTACGGTATCGTTTGCTACGACGAGTGGGACGCAGAAGCAGAAGAGTTAGGCGTTGATGGCAACGTGATGAAACCGGCCCGAGAAGCAGGGACTCGCTACGGTATTCGCTACGAAGAACTGCTGGCGTTCATTATCTCGGTACTATGACACCCCGCCCCGCGCCCCACGTCATCCGCTGGTTCTTGCGAACCTTCGGCTATGGCGGCATCACGCTGCCACCGCTGGGCATCTTCATCCTAGCCGAGCGCATTAACGAGACGGCGCTTGTCAGGCATGAGCAGCGGCACTGGCTTCAGTACCAGATGCTCGGCGCGCGGCGGTTTTATTTGCGCTACATCTGGTACACAATTCGCTACGGCTATCGGAACAATCCGATGGAAGTTGAAGCCCGCGCGGCTGAAGTAAGCACGGCATGAAAACGCCTATTCTCGGATCAGCGTATGTTGCCCGCAGCGTCAATGCTGCGGACAACCGCATGATCAATCTGTTTCCGGAGATCGTACCGGAGGCAGGCAAGGAGCCGGCGTTCTTGCAACGCGCGCCGGGGCTGCGGCTGCTGGCGTCTGTCGGCAGCGGGCCTGTTCGAGGTCTGTGGGCCTTCGGCGGTTACGGATATGTGGCCAGCGGCAACACGCTGTACCGCGTCGATTCCAGTTGGCAGGTGACCACAATCGGCACGCTGACGGGCACCGGCCCGGTCAGCATGGCCGACAACGGCACGCAGTTGTTCATCGCCTGCAACGGCCCCAGCTACATCTACTCCGGCTCGGGTCAATTCGCGCAGATCACAGACCCGGACTTTCCCGGCGCGGTGACGGTCGGCTACCTTGACGGGTACTTCGTCTTCAACGAGCCTACCAGCCAGCGCGTATGGGTCACAAGCCTGCTGGATGGCACCTCGGTAGATCCGCTGGACTTTGCGAGCGCAGAGGGCTCGCCAGACGGCTTGGTGAGCCTGA